AGACCGGGGCCGACGCGACGGCGCTCAATTGGCTGCAGGTTATTCATTTTGTTCGTCACATACTGGCGATTATATAGATCATACACGGGCTGACCGAATGGAAAGCGATTCGCATCTGGCGTGGTGTCCTGAAGGTTGGGCACCGCATCCTTTGGCTGGAGACGCCAGTCACCGATGCGACGACCGAGGTTCGGGGTCATGATTTTGAGATCAAATGCATCCTTGGAGTGATCACGAGCATTCGCCGCCAGATCAATATCACGACGGGTAATTGGCCGAGTGGTTGGCAGTGGTTTGCGCCCGACTGGCTCTTCCTGGCCATCCGAGAGACGCTTACCGGCAAACACAAGACCTACAATTGCAGCCAAAGCGAGAGGTTCCATCGCTAGTTATGAGTATGTACTATTTTTTTTACTTCTTTCCCATGTAACGCTGAACAAAACGAGTATTCTGATCATCTGCATACGTGCTGATGGGATCCCAAGACATCACTCGCTGTGGGATATTCACATACGAGTTGGGAAAGTCGTAGGTTTGCTCGGACCAGCCCTTTTTGGACGCCGTCGTCGTCTGCTCACGCAGGTACGAACTCGCGTCGGCCAGGTCCTCGAGCAGCACGGTCGCCGGTCCCATGTGAACATTGGGCTGGAGAATAACAGGGGCCACATCAAGACGTGGCATTCTTAATTTTAGTTGCGAAAAAAACCAGGCTTACCGACCATTACCACCACGCATCTGAGTACGCTCTGGGAAATGGAACTGTGAATTGTCGATATCACACGCACGGCCGCCCTGGTCCTTGCACATTGGAGCAAACTGTTTACCGTATGCGGCGGTCGCAAATGCGTTCTGATCGTTGGGAATGGTGGTTGATGCCGTCGTGTAAAAGTTGCGCTCGGCGTCGCGCACACGCTCGAACGGGTGGATGGTGCTCCATGCCGCCTGAACATCGCCACGGACACTTGGGTACCATGCGGCCGGTGGACGATCTGGATTGTCGGTGTATTCGCTCATGAGCACATTGCCCATCGGGTTGGTGACGGTCGGAAGCGTCACCTCGTCGCGCAGAATATTTGGGACGCGGCCGTCGCCATAGGCTGGGCGAAGGAGGCCGTCTGAAATCAGATTCGATGTCCACATGTAATAAAGAACTCCAAGGGCGAGTGCACCGAGGGCGAAAACACGAGGATCACGGTTGATCAGGTACACCACAATTGTAGCGTAAATTATGAATCTGGACGTCGCCATGACCCGCTGTTTCGCCGACTGTCGAGCTGTCGGCCAAAAGTTCAGGAGTTCGCTCGTCTTGAAAATATCTTTCACGTCCATTCTGTTGTTTACTGAGAAATCTTTTTCGTAGGCTTACGCTTCCCCTTGCCCCCCTGTACTGGGGGTGGTGCACCGCCAAGCATTGCGGCGAATGGGTTCCCAGCGCCGCCGCCGCCCCCGAGCATCTGGGCCAACATGCTGTTCATGCCAGACATGAGCGCAGCCTCGTCGAGCTGTCCATCCGGGTTCTTCTTCATGTTTTTGGCGCAGTTCTCGGCAGCCGACTCAATCATGCTCAGCGTCTCTGGTGGGAACATGCTGATCGTGGTGCCGAGCATGTAGAGGGTCTGAAAATACTGCCAAATAGCCGCCTTGGTGTTTTCACTGCACTCTGCGGTACTCCAAATAACGTGGAGATTCAGATTTGCCGCAATCGCATTGTCCTCACAAAAGAACGCGGCATCATCCTTTGCCATCATCTGACTGGACCAAACGGAAATATCCTTCATGAATTTGTCAAACGAGGCGCGATTCATTGGAGTCGCCTGGGCTTCTTTAATCTTGGGCTCATCGGGGAAGGTCTGCGCGAGTTCACCGAGGAACTGACCCATCATCTCATTGAATGCAGAGAGGGTGGTCATTTGTACTTTAATAGGTTTTCTTCCTTAAGTTAGTATGGTTCTTTCATAATTGCCTCGTGAGATCCTTGGCCCTGGCTGACAATAAAGTAAACCAAAAGTGCGACCATGAATGCATTCTTGAAATAGTCAGAGTTTTTCACCTTGCCCTCGTTGTTCATCTTCGCCTTGACGAACACGTACCCCACGACGACGGCACCGGCAATGATGGCGGCGCTAAACGGCTCCTTGAAATAGTGATCCATCGTACTATTAGTTTACAACATCTTATTTATGTTCTTTACGCGCCGAGCTTTTCAATTTTTGTAGGCGCGTCATCAAACAGCGTCTGCTCTGGAATGGCGGGGGTGGTTCCAGGCACCGATGGGGGGGTGAGACCGTCCGTGGTGGTGACCATTGTGTCCACCCCCCCTGGAGTCTTGCCAAACTCCATACCGCCTGTACCGGCCGCGTCGTTGGAGGTGGGCATGGCGTTCATGTCGTCCTGAATTTCGGGAATCTCCTCCTCTTCCATCTCGGGGGTTTCCTCGTCTTGGTCCATGTCAATGTCTCCACCGGATTCAGGGAGAGGAAGGTACGTGTTTAGAATCTCCGCAGTCGGCACGAGGTCTTCGATGACGAGGCAGATGTGCTTGTGGAAGCGCTTGTTCATATCCTCGTTACGCTCAGATTCGTTGTTGTTCTCGCTGATGATGTAAGGGCTCTCGTAGAGGTCCTTGGCGCAGGCCTCGTAGCACCGCTGGACAAACACGTCATTTGCCGGGAGCTTGATGCTAATCTTCTTGGACTTTCTGTCGGTTCTGATGGCGCTCAGAATTTTAACGTGAATCACAAAAACAGCCGCAATGAGGTTTGGGAACAGGGACTGATTCTTGATGATCGCCTCTGTATTTTTGAGTGAAATTGAAGAATTCCACGTCTTGACTCCCCGAAGGAGCTCCTGAAAGACCCGCGTCGTGTTCTTGCCCTGGGACTCCTTCTTGGCCTCGAGCCAAATCTCCCAAAAGGCCTCGATCATCACGGGGATCATGGCGTCACAAAGTTTTTTGGTAAAACGGCGCTCGGATTCGTTGAGGATATCCATTGTTAAATGCGGAGCATTTATTTGTGCACAGCCTTGCGCAGTCAATTCAAGTACACGCCTTCACGCCGTCCAATTAAGGTCAAGTTTCCACTTATTTTCGGCCAACCATGCCATATAAGCGGCTCCAATTGAATAGGCCTTTGCAAAAAATTTTACTCTTTCACTGGGATTTGTTGTGTTATCCATTTCATTCATAAGTTCTGTACCAGATGTAAACTTGGAATACTCACTCGGTAAAATATCATTGACCATTTGAAGAGTAGACGCGGGAATCGCTGCGCCGCCCTGCGCACCACTCATTTGTGTGTGAAAATCTTTTAAAAGTTTCAATCCAAAAACCAATATTTCACCTAGGGGCTTGCCGCTCTTTTGAACAATTTCATCGGTGTACGACGGTTTGCCATCGGTTCCGTACGTAATTGTAACCATCGTAGATGGGATTTCAGATATCATTAAAATTGGAGCACCGGCTGTTAGACGAAGAGCCAATTTGTTTCTGGCGCCTATAGAATCGTTCGAGAATGCGGATTCACTCGAATTGAACGCCGTCTTATAAACTTGGTTCAGTTCAGCCTCGCTTGTGAAGAGTGGCAGTTGGGGTTTGTTTTCAGTTGCTAATGAAGTGTTGAATGAGGTTAAAATTTCGTTAATAATTGTGTAAGACGCGTTACCACTCGGTGTAAGCTGTGTGATAGTCACGTCAAACACCTTTCCCACCGGGATGCCTGAGTTTGGGGATAGAAGACCCTGAAATTTATTAGCCTGATCTCTTGTGTATCCTGAAACAACACGATTCAGGACAAGTAGGATGGTAATAATGACCAGGATAATGATCGCCACGTCTTTCATTTTATTATAAACACGTATAATAAAATGGGAGTTATGGATACTTTTCCTGGACTTGACGCCAGTCGCAGTCCTTCTTCTCCCAGTCCTTCTCCTTCAAAGATGGGTGGGTTGCCAGTTTGGGCTATCGTACTAATTATTGTAATTGCATTAATGTTAATTGCTGGTGGCATTTATGCGTCAACTTCTACCCCTTCTTCGTGATCCTCAACTTCTGAGCC